GATTTAGAGTTGCTGGCATGACATCGGGTGAACGTAATGCATTATCAGCATCTAACGGTGAAATAATTTATAATACAACTAACAATCAAATGGAAATTTATGAGCATAGTGCATGGCATCCAATGTCAAAAAGTGCGGCCGTATTTAATGTTGGAAATAACGGAGCAAGTGACTATACATTCTCTGATCCTGAGAATCACTGGTTTACTTCTTCTGCTAATGATCCTGTTCTCTATTTGCGAAGAGGCGAAACATATTATTTTGTCGTTAATGCTTCTGGACATCCATTTCAAATACGTGTAAGTAATGGTGGATCTGCATGGACAGATGGCGTAACAGGAAATACACAATCTGTAGGAACTGTCGTATTTAAAGTTCCGATGAGTGCGCCATCTACATTGTATTATCAATGTACTGCACATTCGGGTATGGGTAACACAATAAACATAGTGTGATAAAATGAGCGAAAAGTATTACGTACTAACAACATATACGAAGGAACAGTATGATGAAATAAGCGCAGAGCTTATGACATCTGATTCAACTCCTGAAACAATACCTGACAGAGCAGTTGATCTTACTGACGCAAGAGAACATAGTGATGTGCGTGGTGAATTTTCGTTAACTGAAGATGAAGCAACTGCGTTAAAGTCTGATGATCGTGTTAAAGTGATTAACGAAAGCTTTAATCGTTATCCTGAAACATATATGCCACCTCCTGATGAATTAAAAAATCAGATATGGGGAACTGCAAAAGATCGATGGGATACTGCATACAATAATTATCAAACTTGGACCGATGCATTTGGTTCTATTAGATCGCAGTTTTCAAATGCGGAGCCAACCATAAATCGAACTACTGCATTATACCGAATGCAAACAAAACAAAATCCTTGGAAAACATCTGCCACAAACGAAGTAAACGCAATAAGCTCTAAAGTACAACAACAAGGTGCTGGTGAAAATGTGGATGTGATATGTGCAGATAACGGTACATGGATTGCACATTCTGAATTTATTAATAAAGGTGTGAATAATGCAGTGAATCCAGTAGACTATAAACCTGGAAATGTTTTAGATCGATCAGGATATTGTGACGTATTAGATGTAGTTCTTGATGGTCCTTATTACATTGACCCAGACTGGTTTAACGCAGATCCTGATAATAGATTAGAAACACGATGGGATGGAACAGTTGTACCCACTGAAGCTGCTGCTCAAAGCTGGTGGAGAGATTCAACTCAACGAAGTGGTTCGTTCGCATCATTTGGAAATATTTTAGTATCAACAGGCTATACCCGTAATAATGTACATGGTAGTCCGTCAACTTTAGCATATGACGCTGATCATGGTACACAATGTGCTAGTTTGATATACGGACGTACACATGGGTGGGCATACAATTGTAATAAGTGGCATTTAAATTTATATGGTGCTGGTTATAATGTAGGTAGTTTTGAAATAGGTTTTGATGTACAAAAAATATTCCACCAAAATAAACCTGTAAATCCTGTTTTTGGAACAAGAGACCCGACAGTTAGTTCAAATAGCTGGGGATTTAGATCAGATGTTAAAAGTGGATCTTATTATCATTTTAGAAGCGGTGGTGCTACTGCTTATGGTGGTTATACAAGCGAACCAAATTTTATTAGTTGGTTAGGTGCAACAGGTGACGGCGGCCGTTGGAAATCAGAAATGTATGACAATAGTATGACACAGGCTGGAGATGAATTAACTCAAGCCGGAGTTATATGTGTAATGGCAGCAGGAAATAGCAATCAGCCACAATACAATCCTGATCATCCTAACTATGATAATCGTATATCAAATAACAATACAAATACATTCTATCAAGATACATTTACAGAATTTGGTTATAACGTAACAGGATCAACTAATCGTAGAGGGTTTCCACAACATATAGGAAAAACTGTAAGTCAAACATCATATGGAAATACTACGGTTAAATTTCCTGTAATCAATGTAGGTTGTTTAGATGATGATATGACAAATGATTATGACCAAGATAGAAAAGTAAATTATAGTGACTGTGGAAATGCAATTGACTTTTTTGCTCCTGGAGACGGAACGTTAGCCGCTTGTCCAGATGCAAGTTATGGAACTGATACAAGCAGAAGCGATGGAGAATATGCCGATTTGACTGCGATATCTGCATGTCGAGATGTGAGATTTAGTGGAACAAGCGCGGCATGTCCAGTAGGCGCAGGTCTAATGGCCGTTGTTATGCAATACAATAGAAGTTGGACATATGAGAATCTTCGTGACTGGATTCAAACAAATGTAGATGAACAACCAGCTTCTGATATGTATGAAGGAACTGAGGTTACAACAGCTGGTGGTAATTGGTCAAGTGATTATAATGCGTTACAAGGTGCCGACCGTAGAGTATTGTATGCTGCCACGATACCTATAAATACTCCATATCCTGCAGATTTTAAAATGGAAGGTCCTTTAGCGATAACCGCTGGACACTTCGATAAAGTAGTATAAATAGATAAAACTAATTAGAGGTAATAATGACTCGTCAGAACATAGCAAATGGTACATATGCCAATGACGGAAGTGGTGATACATTACGTCAAGCGAGCCAGAAAATTAATGAAAATTTTGTCGAGCTTTATCAAAAACTCGGTGGAGACAGTAATACTTTAGTCGGAGCAATCGCTGCAGCTGAAGGCGGTATATCTTTTGAAGGATTTACTGCTGATGGAAACGAAACAGTTTTAAAAGCAATTGATCCTACAGCTGACAATGTTGTTAATTTACCAAATGCCTCTGGTAATATTGTACTTGATTCTGCCACACAAACATTACTTAATAAAACACTTACTGGTCCAATAGTAAGCGGTATAAAAATTCAAGATGACGATGCTTCGCACTCTTATAATATTATTGCGGGTTCATTAACTGCGAATCATAATATTAATATACCAACATTATCAGATAGTGATACGCTTACTCTAATTGCTGCTTCTCAAACATTAACAAACAAAACTCTTACAGCTCCTACAATGTCTCAACCAAAAATTAGTGGTTATATTGCAGACGCTAACGGAGCTGAAATTTTTAGTATTACTGCAACAGGAAGTGCAGTTAATCATGTTGATGTTCAAAACGCTGGTACAGGTTCAAATCCTCTTCTTAGTGCTAGCGGAGATGATCCTAACGTTAATTTAAATTTAAGTGGTAAAGGAACAGGATCGGTAGAAATTGAGAAAGCAGCTTATTCTTCTGATGTGATTACGGCAACAGGAGCTGCTGATACTTCTAAATCGTATATTGTCGGAAACTCTGGAACACCAATTTCAATAACCGTGGCTAATGGTACGACAGTAGGGGAATATAAACTATTTACAAATAAGAACGCTGGTACTGCTACTATTACACCAGCCACATTTGGACCAGGAACCAGCATCGCTTTAGCAAACAATGAAGGATGCACAATGATATGGGATGGAACAAGTTGGCAATTGGTCAGTAACTACGGCGGAACAGTGAGCTAGGGAATCTAAAATGGTTGCAATTATTACAGATAAATTTAAAAGACAAGTTCTTAACGATATTTTTACAAACGTTGTAGATTCTGCGGCTACGTACTACATTGGTATTGGTAGGTCTAATGATTGGAATGCTACTGACGCAGCGCCTACTCCTTTGAATACTGCAAAAGAAGAACGTGACTTTCGTTTAAATTTACAATCTATTAAAAAAGGTGAAGATGTTTCATATGTGATTCCTCGATATAACTGGTCTTCTGGTACAATTTATGCTGCGTATGATGATCATGTACAAGGTTATCCAACAAATGCATATTATGTTATGACAGACGAACTTGCCATTTACATATGTTTACAACAAGGTAAAGATGCTACAGGATCTGCTGTTACATCTACGATAAAACCAACAGGTACTTCTTTAGATCCTATTACAACGGCAGACGGTTATGTATGGAAATACCTATATGGTCAAACTGCTTTGCGTTCAACAAAGTTTACATCGGCTAACTATATTCCTGTACAATTTATTGACTCAGCCGGCGTTTCAGATCCTGCATTAGAGCAAGAACAAAAAGCAATTCAAGATGCTGCCGTCAAAGGTCAAGTTATTAGTATTAAGTTAGATAACGGTGGAACAGGATATACGTCTGCTCCAACTATTACATTTACCGGTAACGGAACAAAAGCTCCAGGCGCAACGGCTACTGTATATAATGGAACTATTGTAAAAGTTGAGATGAACGATTCTGGTACAGGAAAATCTTTTGGTGCTGGATATGATTATGCATCAGTTGCATTTTCTGGTGGGGGTGGAACAGGTGCACACGCTAGGGCTGTGCTATCAACACCTAAAGGAATTGGTGGAGATGCAAGAGACGATCTTCGCTCAAGCGCGATTATGTTTAATTCAAAGTTAATTGGTGATGAAACAAATTCGTTTATAACAAGTAACGATTATAGACAAGTAGGACTAATTAAAGATCCTAAAGTTGGCCCAGATTCTGCAGATTCAGATTTTGAAGGTCCTGCAGCAAACGTTTTAAATAAATTAAAGTTTGGTTCTATTGCCCAAAATTTTAGTGAAGACAAAACAATTGAAGGATCTACTTCTTCTGCAAAAGCATATATTGATAATGCAGATTCAAGTTATGTATGGTATCATCAGACAGATTCTACTGGCTTTGCTACATTTATCGAAGGCGAAACGGTTACTGAACTAGATGGTAATGGTGAAGGCATCTTAGATTCAGCTTCAGTTGACGGTGATACATTGGCATATATAAAAGGAACAGTCAATCCATTGTCTGGTACAATATTGTATATCGATAATAGAGCTGCGATTGAAAGAGATCCTGCACAAACCGAAGACATCAAAGTAATAATTCAACTGTAGAGTATTTAAATGGCGACAAAATTTACGGAAAAAGTCTTTGCGGATACGTATAAAGACGATTATAGAGACAGTAATAACTATCATAGAATTCTGTTTAATTCTGGCCGTGCTTTGCAGGCGAGAGAGTTAACTCAATCTCAGACGATACAACAAAAAGAAGTTGAAAGATTTGCTCGCAAT